ATGCAAGTCTAGTTAGTAGACTGACTAAAATACCCAGGACAAGTATTAACCTAACCATTCGAAAGATCAAGAGACATATGAAACAAACGCTTGCCAAAAATGTAAGATAGATAGACACATATGAAGACAATCCAATTCCAATACGAAGGCTATGACGAGATTCACCAGGCAGAAGAATGGTGTTTAGAAGATCAAGCCGAAGAGACAAGATCCAGATTAGGTATTCCTATTTGGATCAGTTATAAAATCATACCCGATGCACACACTCCACCTCATCCTGACCTTGATGCCTATCTCAGCCATGTTTGCGATAGCCCTAAGTCAACCTTGGTACCTAAGCGTACTCGAAAGACTAAGGCTAAATCGGAAGCCAATGTCGTGTTGCCTGTGCAGCTCGTTCTGGACAGGACTAATCCTATTGATATCCTTCCGGGAGTACTTCGAGACAAGTACAATAGATCTGACAATACCGTTTCTAATGGGATGGATAAGCGAGATGATGTACAAGCACCTTAATACTTACTAAGATGAATAGACACAACCAACCTGGTCTGACACCAGAAGTTATAGAAATGCTTATTAAACATGAGGCACTGATAACCGCACCTAAGGGTGTTTGGAAGACTTGGGAGATGCAATGGATGTATGACATCTATAACGCATACACAGGAGAGAAGAAGGTAAATGCAGGATGTGGCGCTTGCCGCTCCTCAGTCGTAAATAAAGTCAGACTAATCCACGAAGAATATAAACGTACACTATGAGTTTTGAAGTCAAGATAAACCGCACTCCGAAAGAGAAGATGCGCAAGACGCAGGAGAGTATCGAATGGTTAAAGGAACAGAAAGTCTGGCCAGATCTAGACCAGATCAATAACACCTTATTAGAGGTCCAAAACTTACTGCATCGTCTAGATCAGACAATACATCAGGAAGGACAATTGCACACAGACATAAGCAAGTTAAGCACCCATATAAGCACATTAATACAAACAATCAAACTATGAGTACAGTAGCAGAAGAAATCGCCCAAGACTTGCCACCAATAGAGAGAGTAGGCATAGTACAAGATATAATAGACGAGAAGAAGATCGCACAAGGAGCAACAGCCCTGACAGTAGAGAATAGACCATATCATATAGCAGCTAAAGAGTTAAGAACATTGACTAAGAGAAGAGTAGATGTGTTAAGAGAGTATGAAGCATTAATGAAGACTACACACGCATCATTAGAAGAACTATTCAGAGTGCATACAAGAATAGACCAAATAGTAAACGAATTAAGCCGATCATAATGGAACAACAAAAACATACAGGAAGAGCAAAGTTAACAGTAGAGCAAGTAGTCCTAGCCTTAACAGAACTAAAGCATATAAGTGGAAGAGAGTTAGGCCGAAGGTTTGGTGTATCACACAGTACAGTGAACAATGTCAGGAGTGGTAAGAACTGGAAGCAACACGTACAATTATTAGGCTTACCCATCAACATTTATCAAAAGAACAAACCCGTTAAGGAAGATAAAGCTTTGCAACCTATCCAAGAGATGCTAAATAGTATCTAGCAATCCCAGCCTAACCCTGAATATTATTGAGAGAATTATAGTGAACCCAGCCCATCTATTCAGAGTATCGGAGGCGCGTCGCCCCGCGTCTGGAACAAAAAAAGAACAAACTTATGCCAAGAAGGAAGCCTAAACATGGTTGGGATCCGGGACAATCTGGGAATCCCTCAGGTAGACCTAAAGGAACGCCCAATAGGGTAGTGATCACAGAAAGAATAAGAGAAGCGTTCGCCCTACTCCTAGAGAATAATGTAAGTGAGTTAGAAGATTGGTTAGGTAAGTTAGCTAAGAAGAACCCAGAGAAAGCCTTAGAGATGTATGTAAAGATATCCGAAAGGTTTGTTCCTATGCTAAGCAGAACTGAGATCACATCTAAGGATGGGGAACCATTTACCCCAATCACTATTAACCTACCTTCCCTACCAACAATTAAAGTTCCTACAGCAATCGGGGAAGGCTCCCCGTTACCTTTGTCCCTTTCTCCTGTAGAGGAAGTCAAAGAGATCGGTGAAGGCGCCGCCACCGAGTTTATCCTACCCAAACCTGTCTTAACCCAGAATATCCTTAGGGACCTCAGAGAGATGGGGATAGAACCCCCAGAGGAACTTTAACGTTCCCCTAACCGGGTTGTATCTAAGATCCCCCAGGGGAGGGAGACCGGGACGGGGGATGGGAGGATCTCTAATATTCCTCAGCTGTTAGGCAAGTTTAATATCCGGGGTAGGCTCGGGGCAAACTCTAGGAACTCCCCGACTCCGAGGCAAAACCAGGTTTTACCGCTCCGGCCGTTGCAAGGGTGGGACAAAAGAATTCCTCAGGTTATATTTTTTTTAGATTTTTCTAGGAAGGGATCTTAGATATGCTTCCAAGATTTTCCAGAACGTATGTTATTAGCTACGTGCCTGCTACAGCCATAGAGAGCTGCTACTTCCACTCCGTTTAAATGCGGATGATTATACTTGATTGCACGGGCTTGGGCTTCGGTTAACCTAGCATTTGCGTTAGTTTCGCCCTTTGGATTTTGACCCCCTAATTGAATTGAATGCCTTGTGTTATACTTAGCAGTGCACCATTCTAAATTTAAGACCCTGTTATCTTGGCGATTACGATTGCAATGATTTATATCTGGTAGACCCAATGGATTGGGTATAAAGGCTTCTGCCATGATTCTGTGAACAGATCTTCTACCTCTTCGTCCATCTGGGTAAGTCCAGCAGATAAACACATAATCGTTTTTACCAGGGGTCATAGTTAACAGACGTTTAGTTTTCTTGGATCTAATCGTTCCATTATCGTATAAGATAAGTGTTCTTGTTTCCCTAGTTTCCATAGCGCTAATATATAAAACAATATGCAAAAAAAAGAATTTAAATTCTTAGATGCTTATCATCCGATATTCTATGAAAATGATAAGAACTACTTTGTTATCTCGGGAGGGCGGGCCTCAGGAAAGTCTACACAAATTGCAGCTTACTTTCTAGTTAAACTATTTGGTGAGGATTACTTTAGAGGTGTCGTTTCCCGTTACACACAAAAAAGTATATCTAGTTCTATCTACCGAGACATTCTGGACTTAATAGACAACTGGGGATTAAAAGATCGCATAAGAATTACTGGGGACGAAATTGAAAATCCTGCCAATGGTAATCTTATAATTACACACGCCATGAAAATGACTGAGAATAGTATGTCGGCTAAAGGTAAAGGATTAAGTAATGTGACCCACTTGTTAATAGATGAAAGTACAGAGATGCCGAGTGAGGACGAGTACATTAAACTAATTGACTCCTTCCGGACTAAAGGCAGCGAGCGTCGCATATTCTTGTGTTTTAATCCGACCAGTAAGAACCACTGGATCTTTCAGAGGTTCTATCTACCAGATGGTTCACCCCATCCTAAGTGGTCCATAGACCACGTATTCCTGCACACAACCTACCATGACAATGCTGAACATCTTGATCCTTCTAAGATCGCAGAATGGGAACGTATGAAGACAATCGATCCTGCTTATTATGAACACCAGATCTTAGGCAAGTGGAAAGATGTAGGAGAAGGTCAGGTCTACAAGAACTGGGATTGGACTTATTTCGAACCTGATCTTGATTCGGAAACAGTCTTAGGTCTTGACTTTGGCTTTTCTAGGGATCCCTCAGCTTTGGTCGAAGTTAAAAAGCGTGGGCAGAAGTTATGGGTTAAAGAATTGATCTACCAGACTGGTTTAACTACAGAAGATCTACATCGGGCGATGATCAAGGCAGGCATTCCACAGCACTCTGTTATTGTGGCCGATAGCGCCGACCCACGCAGCATCCAAACTTTACAAAGATTAGGTTGGCGTAATATCCGTCCTTGTGTTAAAGGTCCAGATTCTATTCGGGCTGGCATTGACACGATCAATTCGTACCAAGTACATGCTGATGCCATGAGTTTTAATCTGCGTCTTGAGTACGACAACTACTATTATAGAGAAGGAACTGACGCACCTATAGATGATTACAATCATATTATGGATGCTTTGCGGTACGCAGTAGGTACTAAATTACAGATTGGTAGAAGTTCTGGCTATGCTTTAGTTGGTGCTGGGTCTGGTAATAAGGCGTTATTAGATTTCTAAGGAGTTCTTCCTATTATCTTACATACACTTACATAGGCTTTGTAGCTCCACTTGTTAGAGCAGAATAAGATCTTGATCTTTAAAGTCCAGATCGTCATTAGGTGGGTTAGTCTTTGTATCATTTTAGGTAGTCTTTATGCGGAATGGCTGTGGTTCTAATTGTGGCTAGATCTGCAGTGGCTGTGCAATCATAGTCTGTTACGATCTCCTGAACGTTCCTTAGATCTATAATCCCATAACCTACAAATGCATCGTCCACATTTACTGAGCATTCAGGATTGGCTTGATGGAAGTTGTGATAACTTAAGTAAGTCTGTCCTGCCCAATCATGGGTCACTGCTGTTCTCATTGCACAAGTTAAGATTGTTCCTTCTGTAGGAGGCAGTGTGTCATGTATGACTATAGCACCTTGACATCTTTGAGGTAGATTGGTAAACATCCAATCTGCATATTCCCGGTAGTGA